AGTTAATGAGACTAACTAATAATTTTACTTTAGCAGAACTCACTAAATCTCAAACAGCTGAAAGACTTAACATAGACAATAATCCAGAGGCACACTATATTGATAATTTACAAGCACTCTGTGTTCATGTGCTTCAACCAATAAGAGATTATTTTGATAAACCTGTTGTAATATCGTCTGGATATCGTTCACCTGAGTTAAGTCAAAAAATAGGCTCATCCTCAAGATCACAACATTGTAGAGGTCAAGCAGCTGATATTGAGATACCTGGCGTATCTAACAAAGAATTAGCTGATTACATTTTTGAAAGTTTATCATTTGACCAAGTCATTTTAGAGTTTCATAACCCAGAAGAGCTTAACTCTGGTTGGGTGCATGTATCGTATGTAAACCATGAAAACAATCGTCACAGCTATTTACTAGCAGAAAAAGATGAAAACGGTAAAGTGAGGTACACAAAGTGGCAATGACAAGAGGCTCAATGTCGAAACAAATCAACACCCCACCTCAAAAAAAGAAGTGGTCTAAGAAACGTAAAGCAAAGATTAATTGTAAAAACCCTAAGGGATTTAGTGAAAAAGCACACTGTGCCGGCCGTAAAAAAAGAGGTCGGTCTAGATAGAGGCTACAAAAACTGTTAATATTTTAGTAAGAATTGGAGGTTATTATGGCTAAAAAGAAAGGTCAAAAGCTATGCCCAAGAGGTAAAGCTGCGGCAAAACGTAAGTTTGATGTGTACCCAAGTGCATATGCGAATGCTTACGCAAGTAAAATATGTGCAGGTAAAATTAAGGATCCAAGCGGTGTAAAACGTAAGGATTTTCGTGGACCAAAACCAGCTAAAGAAGGCACATTTGTTGAGTCTGGAGATGTAATGGGCTCTCCTATAGATGTTGATATTGATGGCATGAATATGAGTAATCCATCTGCTGCTGCTTATTATAAAGATTTAATGTAATGAGTTTAAAGAAATGGTTTAGTGAAAATTGGGTTGATATAGGCGCTCCTAAAAAAGGGGGTGGTTACAAAAAGTGCGGACGTAAGAGTGCAAAAGGCTCAAAACGTAAGTACCCAAAATGTGTTCCAGCTTCAAAAGCTGCAAGCATGAGCAAAAGTCAAATTCGCTCTGCTGTTAGACGAAAAAGGGCGAAAGCTCAAGGAGTTGGAGGTAAACCAACAAATGTGAGAACCATAGATAAAAAATACTATGGTGGATTAATAGATATTTAGGAGATTACGATGAGATTACCAGGTGAAAGTTATTCTGAAAGAGATAGAAGAAAGTTAAGGGGTGAACGAAAAAAAGCCGAACGAAAAAAAAAGGTTAAAAAATTTGTAAAAAAAGTTCAAACGAATGTAAAAAAAGGTACTGAAAAAGTTAAAACCACTAGTAAAAAAATTGCATCTGGAGTAGTAAAGGGTGCAAAGTCACCGGTAGGTAAACTTGGATTACCAGTGGCTGCGTTGACCACTGCGTATTATGTAGCAGATCAGTTTAGAAAAGATAAAAGAAGTCAAACTAGAGGTGAAAGAGCAGGCAAAAAAGGTCCACAATTTAAATCACCTAAACCCGAAACCAGCACTCCTAAAACCAGCATTGTTAAAAAAACAAAAGGACCTAAAGTGTCAGACATTATGGGTGGAGCTAAAGGGCCAAAAGGTCCGTTAGGCGGTGCAATAGATAAAGTAAAATCCCAGCCAAAAGCTAAGAAAAAAGAAATAGACTTAAGAAAAACAAATCTTGCCGGTGTTCGTATGGGGCAAAGAAAAGATGGTGGACTAACAAAAATTAATCCAGAAAAACAACCTGGTTTAGCTGCATTGAAAAAGAAAAGACCAGACGTAGTTGCTAAAATGGGTTATGCCAGAAAGGGCACCATGGTACAAGCTCGTGGTTGTAAAATAGGTAGAAAGAAAAAAACAAAAATATTGTAGGAGATATCATGACAGAATTAATTAGAAAAATGAAAACAAAAACAAAGAGAAGAGGCACTCGACTTCAAGAAAAGAAAGTGCCTGTGAAAAGATTATTTGATGCTGGTAAAAAATCAGAAAGAGCGGTGGCTGATTATGAAAATGATAGAAAACTAATATTAAATCTAACATTAGATACTATAAACGCAACTGTTAAAGACCCAGCGGAAAACCTGCGTCAGAAACAAGAGGCTTACAAAAAAATAGTTGTGGATAATACCTTTATAAAACCTGAAGACATCGATATGAATGACGTAAAAAAACAAAGAAGACGTGATCTTCCTAAAGATTTTAGACGAGCTGTTCCACCAAGTTTTCAAGATGGAGGCATAGCAGTTAAGGGTACAGGTGCACAAGTGAAAAAAACTAAATTTAAAGGTGTATTTTAGGAGACTAAATGGCTACTTCAGGCACAACAGCATTTGATTTAGATATTGATGATATCATTCAAGAAGCATACGAAAGATGTGCCATACGCACTAATAGTGGTAATGATCTTCGTTCTGCTCGAAGAAGTTTAAATATTTTGTTTTCAGAGTGGGGAAATCGTGGTATTCATTTGTGGAAAGTGGCTTTGAACACACAAGCTTTAACTTCTGGTACAGCAACTTATTCTGCACCGTCAGCGACAAATGATGTATTAGAGGCTTACATAAGCACATCAAGTGGAACAACAAGTTCAACTACAGACATATCACTTACCAAAATTTCAAGGAGTGATTATGCTAGTAAACCAAACAAGGGAGCGACTGGACAACCCTCAGAATATTATGTCGATAGACAAACCACACCAACTATAACTTTGTATCAAACACCTGATGCAAGTACATACACACATTTAAAATTTTATTGTGTTAAACGAATTGAAGATGTTGGAGCTTACACTAATCAAGCTGATGTAGCGTTTCGTTTTATACCATGCATGGTAGCGGGACTTGCTTACTATTTAGCTATGAAAGTAAACCCACAGTTGGTTCAACAGAATAAACTTATTTATGAAGATGAGTTGAAAAGAGCTTTGGAAGAGGATGGGCAACGCACATCTGTGTATATCACTCCGCAAAATTACTATCCACAGGGGAACTAAATGCCGTACGCTAGAGGAAAATATGCAAAAGCGATATCTGATAGATCAGGTATGGAGTTTCCGTACAGAGAAATGGTGAAAGAATGGAATGGCTCGTTCGTGCATAAATCAGAGTTTGAGTCTAAACATCCACAAATCCGTAGGCGCCATCATTCTGCTGATGCAGAGGCCCTACAAAATCCAAGACCTTTAAAAAGTGCACCAACAGATGTTGATTTAAACCCAGCCTTATTTGCAAGTTTTGATACGGATTCACAAAGTGTGCCAGATAGCGCAGATGAACAAAACAAACGTCGTCAGATGAATATGCAAGTAGGCGAGGTAACGGTGAGTATATCATGAGTATTACACACGCTAATTTTTTGACGCAAGTTAGAAACTACACTGAAGTAGATTCTAATGTTTTGTCAGATACCTTAATCGATCAATTCATTAGAAACATTGAACTTGATATAGCTGGTAAGGTCGATTATGACGATTTAAGAGCTTATAAAACATCAACCACAGTCGCCTCACAAAGATATGTCAGTATGCCGGATGATTTAATTTATTTGAGGTCTGTGCAAATAACCAGTAGTAGTACAAGGATTTTTTTGGAAAAAAGAGACACAAGTTTTATATCTGAATTTAATCCAGGTGATGCTACAGGCACACCTAAATATTATGCTAACTGGGATGACACAACCATTGTCATTGCACCGGTGCCAAATACGACCTTTACGATTCAACTTAATTACATAACAGATCCACCACATTTTAATAGTTCGACCGCTACTTTTTTATCTAATAATCAAGAGAGTTTGCTTTTGCACGGCGTTCTTACAGAGTGCTTTAGCTTTTTAAAAGGACCTGCTGATATGTACACACTTTACAAACAGAAGTATAATGAAGAAATACAACAGTTTGCGATGGAACAAATGGGTCAACGTAAACGTGGACAGTATGAGGATGGAGTGCCAAGAATAACAGTTCCATCTCCATCACCAAATGCTAAAGGAGTAGGATAATGGCGATAACAACTAATGCAATATGTAATTCCTTCAAAAAAGAACTATTGGAAGGAACACACAATTTTTT